AACACAAACAAACTCACAATCACTACATAAGAAAATACTTTTTTAAACATTTAATTCTCCTTAAAAATTGTAGTCATGGGGTATGTAAATCCACATCATTTCCACCAAGAATACAACTTTTATCCTCACTCTTGTAAACAAACACAATTGCCCATTGACGGTTATCAGATTTAATCCACATACTAATTGTTGCTAAATGTTTATGCTTTTCGCCATGGACTAATCCGGATGCAGCTAATTGCATTTTGTATTGATTCACAACCATATTCTTAATAAAATCTTTAGTATTACAATACAATAAAACCTCATCTACATTTTTCAACTGTTCTGTACCACTTATAGCTGTACTACCTAACGAAATAGTAAAAAATAAACTCAAACACAATATTTTAAATAATTTCATTCGTGTACTCCGATTGTTGATTTAGATCCTGCATTTTTTTTAATGTTCTTCAACAAATTATTAAATTCTTTAGGAACCTTTCTACATCCACCAGTAGCTTCCAATCGTTCAGGTGCTACAAAACCAGAAGTGCAAACAATTCGATCTATATATCCAATCTTATAACAAGAAGGACATGGTTTTTCTTTTGGTTCATCATACTTAGCTATAGTTTTCATTTCTTCAAATGTATGTGAACATTCTCTACATTCATAATTATAAACTGGCATTAGATACTTACTCCTAAAGGTATTTCAAATTTAGCTAATCTGTTTTTCCACTTCCAAAATGATTCTCCATGATCTGAACGATATAAATGCATCCATTGCCATTGATGAACCATTTCGTGTGCAAGTGTAAATAAAAACTCATTCTTATTAATAAACCGATCTGCTATTGAAAGAATCCCGTACACTTTTCCATCATGTTCTTCAAATGGAATATGTTCTGCATGACATCCCTTCTTTTGTATTATTTCAATATCATAGAACGGATAGATTTCATCCTTGAATATTTCTTGATTGAAAATATTGAACCAACGTGTGATAAGATGTTTGGTTGGATAAAAGGTTTTTAAATATCGTTTCTCACCTATTTTATTTTCTTTATAAGCCCTCGATAAGTTTGTTTCATAACTCCTCACCTCTTGAATAACAAGGTTTTCTTTTGAAACGTACATCAATCCCCCTTACTTGTATCTGTTGGGCCGTCCTCCATTAGAGCGTTTTGCGTAAACAGTAGGACCCGACTCATTTCTATTTGATGCAGAAATGTCTGCTTTAAAATCTCTAGCCACATCATACTGAGAAGTTAATGTCGTACCAAAAAAATTACCCTCATACTTTTCTCCATTCCAATTTAATTTAAAATGATGATCGTCCTCATCAACCAAATCAACTTTAATATGTTTTTCTTTAAAGGCTTCTACTACTATAGCCTCGTTATCATATAATTTCTTTCTGCCAGACTTTACACTAACAGTAGTTTTTAAACTTTCACCATCTGTTGTAACACCTATGGCCATAGTTATGCTCCTTTTTCTTTATACAAATTTGGCCAAACTTCCAATACTATTTTAGAAGTCAGTCCTTTTACTTTAAGTTTTTTCTGCAACATTTGTTCATATAATAATGACTCACCAGCATGCATAGATTCCAATACTTGAGCCAAAATAGCTTCTTGCCGTGCAGGATCTAAACCTTTTGATCTTGGATGACCCTTAACAAATATAGAACATTTAGGAAGTTCTACATATAAATTTGATGGATTCATTCCCATTGGTGCATCATCTGGTTGCCAGTTTAATTTGATGCTTGTAATATCAATACCCCATTTAACTTTAGGATCAAAAGTACCTTGCATAAGAAATGCTAAACGATCATTTTTAACATGCTCTTTTAAATATGCAACCCTTTCTTTCCGTGTTTTTTTCTCCTCAAACTTATCTAATATTTCTGATATGTACAGTTTCATATAAAATCTCCTATGTGTTCCGTCAACTGTTTCAGTCGATGCTTAATAAAATAATTCAATAAAGATCCTGGCTTACTTGTTGTCGTTTGCTCATATTGATTCAAAATACTTTCAACAATCATTGGGGGTATATAATCAAAATCAATTAGCAATTTATTTCGTTCCCAGCCCTGCTTCATACCATTTTGACAAAAATCTTCAGGATCCTTATATAACCATTCACTCACCTTTTTCTTTGAAATTGATTTTTGCCTAACTCCATCAACAATACAATTATCATCAGAAAGAATATTGGGAATGCCATCACCTTTATCACCTCGAATAATATGCTCCTTCAAATACTCATAAGGTTTTATTCCCTTCACTATTTTCTGTTTCATAGGTGAGTATTGTTTTATATATTTATATTTATACAATTGGTTAAAGTCTTTGTCGCTAGAAACTATCAAACTATTCTCTTTAAGACCATTACTATGCTTAGAAAGTACAGCAATTACATCATCTCCCTCTGCATGAGGAACTCTAATCACTTTATATGGAAAAAATGTATCAATCTCCTCAATAATTCTACTTATTGTATCAAACAACGCACTCCAATCTAAGCCAACCCCTTTTTGTTTTTCTCGTTCCTTTTTCCTATGTGCCTTATATTGAGGATAAACCTCTTTACGCCAGCTGGCCATCTGATCTGTACAGATCACTATTTCCCCATATTTTTCCTTATGCTTAATCCTATACGACCTAATGCTATTAAGTACTAGATGCCTAATAAAATCTTCTCCGAATCTTTCCTCATCTGGGATCCGATGTGCAACCATAATACTGCCTACAATAATATTTGAAAAATCAAGTAAAATCATTTCTACCGCCTCTTAATAGGTTCAATCTTTGTAATAGAATCCATACGAAAAGATCGCCAGGCCTTTTTTCCAAGATCCCATACAACTAATACATCTTTATTTTCCTTCTTCTTCACAGTCGTTTTAGGTATTGCATCTTCCCGTAAAGTACAAAGCATTTTCCGAACATTACCATTAACCTTTTCAAATATAACCTTTACATTATCTTTTTTCAAAGCTAAAATTAATTCATTTCTATTCAGCATAATATCCTCCTCAATTAACCAAAACTAAATAAACAATACCAAATGGTGCAAAGAGTGCTGCTAATCCATAACTCACTACACTAACAACAATAACTATCCCACCAACAGCTTTACAAAAATGTTCCATATTCTCTCCTAATAAGAAAAAGGTAAATGCATTTGTTCATCTGCAAAACGATCAAGTTCATCACCATGTTTATAAATCCTATTAGTATAATAAGACTTTAATAAATTTATACCATCCTGATTTTTATATGAATATTCATAATGTAAATCATAAATCCCAGATTGCATAATTAATTTTGCACAATCAAAACAAGGTGCATAAGTGGTAAACATAGTAGAACCCTCACTTGACTCAGGAGATTTTGCCAACTTTAAAATTGCATTAGCTTCTGCATGAAGGACTTCGGGTTTTGTTTTACCATCCTGTTCACAAATATTTGATGCACCACTTGGCATACCATTATATCCAATAGAAATAATTCTATCATCTTTAACAATAATACAACCAACCTTTAATCTATTAGCAGATGATAATTGACCATAAACTCTGGCTACTTCTAAATGAGCCTTTATAAATTTACTTTTCATCAAAAAAAGTATCCTCTATAGCTCTAAAGGCCTTTTCCACTCTAGTTACAAAATTGTCTGGTGTTAGTAAAACATCAACCAACATATCATTTTCAATCTTACCACATACTGCACTTGTTTTAAACTTATATGTATCTTCTTTAGATATAACTACTCCTTTTGTTTTTGTTAATGATCTAACAATACCACGAGCCATCTTTTGTGCAGAATCTTCTGTGACTAAATTTTTATTGCTCATTTTTCCTCCTTAAAAAATGTATCTTCTTCTATTGTACCAGAAGTTGAACCTTCTGAAAATGGTTCTTTCTGCAACTGCATAGATGGAATATCAATATCTATTTCAAACTCTTTGTCACCAAACTTATCTTCAAAAGATTTTTTAAGATAAGATGTACCATCAACTACCAAATCTTTTGTATTAGCTAAATCTTCTACCAAAATATCTACGTTCTTTTTATTTTGAAACAATAGAGAACATAACAAAAACACTAAAATAATAATAACAATATTTTTATACATTAGAATACTCCTAGTAGTATAGTTTGGGCATTAATACGCCCCGTCATAATTTGCTCTTTAGTTTTCATATTATTTAACTGCTTTTTCAAAGAGCTTTTAGTTAAGACACTCAATGTGTCTTTTGGTTTCCTAGCAGTTTTCTGGACTGATGTATCTTCATCAAAATGTTGTATGGTACAACCCTTAACAGATAATCCTCTTATTGTATTGACAGCATGGTATACACCAAATGTTTTATATCTTGTATTGTAAACCCACAACTCATTAGCCCCAATAATTTTCTCTGGATTAACACTAACCAATTTAAGTCCAGTAAATTCTTGCTGATACTTTAAAGCCTTGACAAGTCTTGTAGCT